ATAGATATGGTAAAAAAATTTTACCCTGAAGCAATTATATCGAAAGATAAGTTTGATAATGTTGTCATTACTTTACCTGAAAATGCAGTTAAGAATGGAGCAAATAGAACTTATTATTTAAATAAACCTGGTATTACTACTAAAGATGTTGTTGAGGGTATAACTCAAATGTTACAATACATCCCTGGTGCTGGTTTTGTAACTAAAAATATTGGTGGTGGAATTTTAAAAAAAGGTATGGCTATGGGTGGCGCAAATGCTTTAACAGGTGCAGCTCAAGATGTAGCTACAATTCCTTTAGGTAATAAACAAGGTGGTGATGGAATTTTACCTTTTGTTGAAGATGATAAACTTGCATTAAATTTAGGTTTTGGATTTGCTGGTGAGCCAATAGGAAGATTTTTAGCTAGATATAGTGGATTTAATTTTGTTAAAGATGGTATTAATAGAGTGATACCTAGCAAATTTAACTTTACTACAAAAAGTGGAACTTTTTTAAATAACAAACTTGAAGTAACTGATGAAGCAAAAAAATTAGCTTTAAAACATTTTGATGATGTTTCGTTAGCAAGTAATGAAAAAGTTTTAAAACAATATGCTCAAGCCTTAGAAGATGGCATTTTACCTCAAGACGCTGTTCACATTGTAGGTGCAAATAAATTTGGTATTTCTTTATGGAAAGCACAAGCAAGTGGTAATAAAAAAGTTTTAAAATATATTGATGAAGCTAGAAATGGTGTTCATGGATCAGGCATACAAAATATAGTAAGGTATCAAGACCAAATACAATTAAACCAAACTTTCGATTATCTTACAAAATTTAGAAATAATTTAATAAAAAATAAAAACACTCAACAAACAACAACTTTGCCTGGCCAAAAAACACCAGTTGAAGATACAATTGATAATATTACAAATCAAATAACATCTATTAAAAATAAAATGGATGAAAATGTTGATAAAATGTATAACGCTATTGATTGGAATGGTAAAATCAAAGCACCTGTAGTTAAAAATCTTACAAGTAATATTAAGTTAATGGTTAGTGGTGCTGATGGTTTAGGTCAACCAATAAATAAAATTACAATGCCAAACGCAACTGCGGCTCTTAATAATATTAATAAGTTTGCAAAAACAATTGAAAATTCAAACATATCTAAAATAGCTTTAATAACTTTAGAAAATCAAAGAAGAAGTATAAATTCAATTATAAACACTACTAGAGACGCAACTGATAAAAAAGCTTTAATGTTAATTAAAAATGAATTTGATACATTTTATGATAAAACAATTAATGGTGCTTTATCTACAGGTAATAAACAAGTTTTAGAACAAATTAAAAAAGCTAGATTAGAGTCTAGTAATGTAAAGAAAATATTTACACCAAGTAACATAGGCAAAATTAAAGATACAGGTGGTGCTTATCTTCAAGGAATTTTAAATGGTAAATATAGTGCTTTGCAAATAAATAATTATTTATATGGAAATGCTAGTCTTAGTGCAAATAGCGTAAAACAATCAACTGATTTATTACAAAGATTAACCTCAACTGTATTTAAACCTAATAGTGAGGGTTTTGATTTATTAGTCGATGGTGCTGCTCAAAGAATGATAAATAATTCTTTTAGAAAAATAGGAACAAATGATGTATTTGATCCAAAATTATTTATTAAAGAAGTTGAGCAAATGGTTAATGGGAATGGTAAAGAAATAACCAAAATTTTATTTTCTAAAGACCAACAAAAGGATTTATTAGGTTTTGCTAAACAACTAGAAAAAACAACAAGTTTAAATAATTTTAAAGATGTTGACAAAGGTGGTAAAAAATTTTTAGAAATTTTTAATAGTGCATTTAGATCATTAGCAGGTATCTTAGGTTTCCAAGCCGCAGGTATTCAGGGAACATTATTTACAAGATTTACTGCTGATGCAATTACTAAAACAGCTAAACATAATCAAGCAATAGATGATATTACACAAGCAATAGCATTTACTAAATTGCCTGATGTAACTGGTGGTCAAGGGTTAATTCAAAAAACATACGCTGATCAAAACTTTATGAAACAAGATCAAGGTAGAGATCAAACTTCAACACTTGAACAACTAAAAATAATTGAAGATTTAAATAAGTATAGATAATGGCCACTCAATCTCAAAAAAACACAGAGCAAATTATTAAGCTTCAAGGCGAAATAAAATTAATACACAACAAAATATCAACTATAAAGGATAATCACTTAGCTCACTTAGATGCTAAAGTGAACTCTATTTATAAATTATTATGGGCTGTAGGACTAATAAGTCTCTCAACTCTGCTAAACCTAATATCAAATCTACTAGGTTAAATCGTACTCAAAAAGGAGTTGTTGGTGAATATCAATGTTGTGTTGATTTTACTAAACAAGGTAAGTGGGTTTTTAAAGCAATAGACCCTCAATCACCTTGTGATTTAATTACTTTAGATGAGAATGGTAAAGTAGAATTAATAGACGTTAAAACAAATACATATAGAAAAAACGTAAAATCTTATAAGCGAAAAATTTGGCGAATACCTACTGCCAAACAAAAAAAATTAGGAATTAAAATTTTAATGGTGGATCATGGTAACTGATTTATGGAGTGTCGATATGAATTACTACTTCACTGGTGTTCTTATTATACTTATGACCTTGTTAGCATTTTGTGTCAAGCCAGCTCATGCGAAAATAAATTATTTAGATTATGATTACAGAACAAACATCATTCAAAACTGATATAAAAACTTTAGTCATGATTGTTGTTGGTATTTCAATATCAGTCTGGACCTACGCACAAATCAATTCAAGAATTATACATCTTGAAACTTCTAAAGCATTGATGGAGCAAGATTTATTAGAGGCCTCAACACAAAAGCCGATAGATCAAGAACAATTTATGCTGATCGAACATTTAGCAGTTCAAGTAGAAAAATTAACAACAAGAGTCGATGACATGATGCACAACAAAGTAATGATTGGATCAATTGATAAAGATTTAGATAAAGCATTAAACGATATAGAAAAATTAAAAGATAGCGTTAGAGCAAATATTGGCAAACTTAATGGAGATCACTAAATGGCATTAACAAAAAGACAAAAAACAACACTAGCAAAACATAAAAAACATCACACTGCTAAACACATGAAAAGCATGAAATTTTTAATGGGTAAAGGTAAAACATTCACTCAAGCCCACAGGTTAGCGATGAAAAAAGTAGGTCGTTAAATGGATCAAGTAGTTATAGCTTTACTTCTTTTGGTCAACAATGAGATTAAGGAAGCAAGATTACAGCCTGATCTAAGTTCATGCCTTAAAGGTAAAAGAATTGCAAATCGGAACGTATCCGACAATGTTGAATACAGGTGTATTAAATCAAAAGCTGAACTTGAAAAAAATATTGATGGTTCATACTCAATTAAGAAACTTATTTTAGAATGATAGATAAATATATTGTTAAATTTTTATCTTTCATTGATAGTTTTTTTGAAAATCTTGCAAAGATGCTTGAGTCTAAACCAAAGATAAAAAGAAAAAAAAATAAGTGCAAAGATTGTCATTGTAAATGTCATTGTAAGGAAATCTTACATAGTCATTTTTACGATGGTGAATTGTGTACTTGTGAAACTTGTAAGTGTTAATTTATGCAACTATCTAAACATTTTAAACTAGAAGAATTTACTAAGTCAATGACTGCTACTAGAAAAGGCATAAGTAATGAGCCTGGATCTGGTGATGTTAAAAACTTAGAAAATGTCTGCTATGAAATACTTGAGCCTGTAAGAGCTAAGTTTGACAAGCCATTAATTATAACATCAGGTTATAGGTCTGAGGAACTTTGCGAAGCTATCGGTTCTAAAAAGACTAGCCAACATGCCAAAGGTCAGGCAGTGGATTTTGAAATACCAGGAATACCAAATATTCAAATAGCTTATTGGCTTCAAAACAATGTGGACTTTGACCAATTGATTTTAGAATTTTACGACCCTGACAATCCTAGTGGTGGCTGGGTTCATGTTTCATACAATGAACAAGGATCAAATCGAAAACAAGTCTTAACTTATGATGGCAAAAAGTATTCTAACGGTTTGCCTGATATGAAGTGGGATAAAGGAAAGGTAGTAAGCTAATGTGGTTAAGTGCAATTAAACTAGCTGTTCAAGCAGGTAGTCATATTTATAAAAAGAAAAAACAAACGCAAATGCTTATGGCAGATGCACAAATGCGTCATGCAGAAAAGATGAGTCACGGTGAACTGGAATACAAAGCAAAGGTTATTGAGAGTAATGATAATGGCTGGAAAGATGAATTTGTCCTTATTCTGGTATCTCTGCCTATTCTGTTATTGGCTTGGTCTTGTTTCTCTGACGATGTTGAAATTCGTACTAAACTAGATTTATTTTTTGAATATTTTAATAACCTGCCGTACTGGTATCAAGCAATCTTTATTGGAGTCGTATCTGCGATTTATGGATTAAAGGGCGCTGACATCATGAGGAAAAAGTGAACGTAATACTTGTTATGGTATTATGTAGTTCAATTCAAAATAGTTGTATGCCACCTGTAACTTATCCAACTATCTATAAAGATAGTTATAGTTGCATGATTGATGGCTACCAAAAATCTTTAAATCAAACAATCCAACTTGGAAAAGACGATGTAAATAAACTTGGTCTTTATATTAAGTTTGGTTGTCAAAATGCACAAGGAGTATAATGGCTGAGTATCAAGGAAGAAAAGTAACACTCAATAAACCATTTAGATTGCCAAGTGGTAGTTCTAAAAAAAGTGGTGTTTATGTTAAAAATCAAAAGACAGGGAAAGTTAATAAAGTAACTTTTGGCGATCCCAATATGAAAATTCGAAAGAATAACCCTAAAGCTAGAAAAAGTTATTTAGCTAGAAGTGGTGGCATCAAAACAAAAGGACAAAAAACATTATCGGCTAATTATTGGTCAAGAAAGGCATGGAAATAAATTATGAAAAAAGGTTATCACAAAACTAAAAGTGGCAAGATTGCTAAAAAAGGTCTCTGGTACAATGTCAACAAACGTAAGAAAAAAGGTATTAGTAGGTCTAAAGCTAAAAGTACAATAAGCGCAAAAGCTTATAGAACATCATAATAGAATTTAAGAATAGGATGTGATCTTTTGATCATGATTTGATCTAATCAAATGGGATAGTGGTGGGTAATCAATTGACTAACTTATAGAGTTCTACATTTGTGATTAATGTGTTATAAGTATATTAACACAATAGTATGAATAAAAAATTTGAACTTAATAAGTATTTTATAAGTATCTTTGAAAGTGTTAATTTTAAAGGTGCTTTTGCATATACTCTATTGATTACAAATCAATTGCTCTACCAACTGAGCTACAAGGGCAGTAAAAAAAAGCTTATATATAACGCCAAAATGAATTGCAATAGATTCGTTTTGGCTCTTTTTTTATGTCCGAAATACAAGGATTCATCAAAAAATAAACAAAAAGTTATAAGTTTTTTATAAGTTTTTATGATGAATTTTTTATATTTTAGTCAATTGATTGTGAAATCAAGCCTTTTTAAGTCAAATGATTTATTGCTAACATTGTTAATATAATGTATAACATGGTTATAACTTACAAAAGGAGAGAAAATGGAGTTAAATTTAAATAGAGTACCCATCAAAGATAAAAAAGGTAACGTCAAAATGTATTGGCGTTGGAACTACATAGACCAAAATAATAGACCTTTAGCGATCACTAAAATAAGTAAAGCTAAAGTAAAAGAAAAAGCACAAGAAAAGATTAAAGAGATAGGGTTTATTAAAACTAATACTCATGAAGTATTATTAAAAGAAGCTAATACATCTTTTCAAAAATGGCTAAAGTATAAAGTAAGAGAGGGTGCCGTTAATCTTCATCATACTAAGAACTATGGTAGTTTTTTCAAAAACCATATTCTTCCATTTTTTAACAATATAGATATTAGAAAAATAGGTGAGAATGAGGTCAATAATTTTGTTCAACATTTAAGCAATAAATTATTTCAAGAATGTCCAATGTGTAGTGAACAAAACTCTAGTAAAGAGATTAGATGTGAAAAATGCGCCCATAGACTTGAGCCTAAAGAAGATGCTCTTGAGCCAAAAACTGTAAGAAAAATCTTTAATACTTTAAGCTTAATTATACAAAACCAAGTTGATCCACCTAATAGAAAATTACCTAGAAATATATGTAAAGATATTAATTGGATGGCTAAAGTAGTTACTAAAAGGAAGAAAGCTAAAACTATTAACTTTGAGCATTGGACTCCAAAATATATTGCTAATTTAATAGATGATATTGAAAGATATATGGTCAAGTTAGTGTGTAAAATACTATTACAAACTGCTTGTAGGCCAAGTGAGGTGAGAGTTTTGACTAGAAAAGACCTAATTAACTTTGACCCTCAATCTAATTTACCCCCTATGATCAACATAGATAAAGCTATGAAGTGTGGTACTAAAAAGATAGGTGACACAAAAACAAGTAATGGCCATAGACAATTAGTAATTACAACCCAATTAAGGGATGAGATCAATAACTACGTTAAAACGCTTCCTATGGACCAGGAACACCTATTTTTGGACAATGTTGGCTCTCCTTTACGTTTAGAGGCCATTTCAAGGGGTATAGACAAGGCTTTAAAAATTAATGGAGTAACACTACCGATTGATCGGAAAGGGTACTTCTTTCGCCATTTTACGGCAAGTTTTTGGGCTTACACCTCAAAATATACTAACGCTATAGATTTGGCCAAAGCTTTAGGAGATAAATCTATTGATTTTGTATCGGAGACTTACATCAAGCCATACAAAAATAATAATCAAGAAATAGTGCATACCGATTATCAAGAAAAGCATTTTACTAATTAATTATTTATACCAATATTTATTGTAGTTCTCATTATTATAGAGAACTACATCCCATTCTATTTTTCGTTTAATACTTTTTTTTGCAAACTCTCTAGCGTCTTTTTCCAATGAGAATAGTACATTACTAAAGCTAGTAAATTTATCTTTAGGTTTCCAAATTACAAAATACATAAAAAAAAAGAGAGGGGAAGTTATACAAAAACCCCTCTCTAGTTTCACACAACAAAATAAAAGAACAAGTTTTAGTTGTTCTTCACATTAAATGTTAAACACTCATATTCAATTCCTCTTTGTTAGCAACTAAAGAGGGAGCAATAGTTGAGGAATTATTAATAGGTGGTTTAACTTGACCTATCAATTCTTTTACGCCACTTGTAAAATAATTTAGTGGCTTGTTAAAAAATTCGCTAATTTGTATTAGCCTTATGGATGATGTTCCATTTTTTCCACTTTCGTATTTTTGAACTTGCTGAAACGTAACTCCAATTGCTTTTGCTAATTCAGTTTGAGTACATTCTCTATGTCTCTTTATTGTATGACTAGCTGTTGTTTCAGTTTGTGGAACATGAATAAATATTTCTCTATTGAGTCTTGCTTCTTTAATCTTATCACCAATAATTCTATTTAATTTAATATCTAAAGGTGTTCTTGATTTTATTTTGTGTTTCTTTTTTTCCATTCTCTTTCTCCTTTGTTTAGGCGGACTCCTATCCTACGATTTATTTCAACCTTTAAGTTAGTTAGTAATTAAGTTTGGGCGTAAATGAATTTTGCATCTTCATTTTCAACACCAACAATTTGTCTATACGTTTTGTCATACTTCTTTTTTGCCTCAAGAGTGTGTACGCATTGACGACCTTTATTCTTAACTGGTCGCATAATCTCATCATGCAATTTTTGAAGTTTGGCATATCTTCGTAATAGACTATTACTTTTGCTCATCCTTATTAGTTTCCTTTATTGGTTTAATCCTAGATTTTTCAAACTTTATATCTAAGACGTTTAACTTAGCCGTTTCACTTGGCTTATCTGACTTCACAGCTAATTCTGTGTTATCAAATTTTTCTTCAAACTTAGTTTGAATTTCGTAAAAACTTTCTTTTATTACTTCATCACTCATCTTCTAAAATCCATTGTTGAATAACTTTTATTAACTTTAAGCATTGATATTTTTTCTAGTTGAGCATCGCTTAATTCGATGTTTCTTTGCGCTTGATCGCTTTTGCTAATCAAGTTTAGTTTGTATAGTTCTGATATAATCGCACCAGCTCTAGCCCTAGAAAATCTAAATTTGCGCCCAATCTCTAAATATGTTGGGCTATACTCATGCTCTTTAATAAATTTTTTGATAAATTTAAGTACATCTAACTTGATAGCCGATAAATATATATGTCCATTCTTCATTCTTTTTCCTTAAATAAGTTAGTTACGTTTTCTTGTGATTGTTTGATGTCATGGCCATCTTCTTTGAGAGCCTTAAGGTAGTTTAATAATTTTTTTAAATACCAAAGACACTTTTCCAAATCCATGATGATACTATCTATTGATGTTCCATGTTTTTGACCAAAACGAAAAAGGTGCTTTAGACCAGCACCCTTTAAGTAACCAATATTTTCTTCATGCGTTTGTTGACTTAAAATCGCATCGCAAGTTTGGATAGCCTTTTTATAATGTTGAGGATTTACACTTTCATTTTGCATTAAAAGGGTGTCTCCTCTTTAGTTTGGGGATCGCTTAGTTTAATACTTATGTCAGGTTGAGTATCTTTTTGTTTATCGGTATTCAACCAAGCCGCAGCTTGTTTTGGCGTACCATTGATTGAGGCTTTGCCTGTGTAGTGTGGATATTTAGTTCCAGGTTTATCGGTGTCTCTTGGTTGACGTTTCCACAAAGCGATTTGATTATCGTATTTATTGTCCATTAGGTTTTCTTCCTTGTATTTGTGATTTTAGTTTGTTGTATTCATTAGCAACTCTCACATCCTCAATTGGATCAAGATAAAGTTGTTCTAATTCGTTGGTGTACTCTTTACCCAAAACTTGAATCCCTTGTTCAAATTTATTTACAGTTGGAGATAGTTCTGCTTGTTTTTTTAGCTTCTCTATCCACTCTTTAGCAAATTCTTGAGTATTAAATTTTTTATTTACATGATGTTTGCCTTTGCCTGGCTCTTGAAGTCTTTCCATATCTTCTTCTTTAATTTTAGCAGTAACAACTTTTGTTTTTACAAAATCCTCAATTTCTTCAGCAGTAGCGATTTCATTCCCCATAAATCCAAGTATAGAAAGACACCGACCTACGGAGACTGTCTGGGCTTTTTCAAATTCTTTATCTTTGTTGACCATCATTTTAGATTCACCAACACTTAATTCTTTACCATCTAAAAATACACTTGCTCTAAATTTTGTAGAGCCATTTTCCAATTCACTACTAAAAGTTATAATTTGTAATCTATTTCCAAAATATTCTCTTACGAACTTAATACGATATGGCACAGTTAGGTATTCACCTTTAGCACCTAATTTTACATAGTCGCTTTGTTGAATATTATTTCTAAATTCTTGTATTGCGCTTTCCAATGTTTTTTCTTTACTCATAGTTGTCCTACCTCTCTCAATTTTTTTGTTGGGTTTTTTATTTGTTCTTCTAACTCTTTAATTTTTTTATCTTTGTCTTGGATTTCTACTCTTAATTGGCCATTCTTTTTTTGATGAGCCAAATTAATTACTTCTAAATCTTTTATTCTTTGTCTTAATGGTTTAATTATTCCTTGATCACTCATAGTAACCTCTAAATCTTTCGATAATGTCAGGGGATATACCTTTCCACCAAAAGCCATTTTTTCTTATTTCGCTAAAGTCAGGCTTACAAAGTAAAGCTAGAGTTTTCATATCACCATTGGCTAACTCTAATTTTTTTTCCCAACATTTTTGATATAAAATTAATTCATTGTAATAGTGTTCAAG